TTATCGAAAGGAATAGTATCGTTGCCCATATAAAAGGGCGAGAACTGCATGGTTGTTCCATTGCAACTATTGTTTGATGCAAAGTATTGCCGAGACGGTGCACCATTGTTCTGGAATTGCACCGCCTGATTGGTCACATTGCCTGTTGCCGCAGCTACAGGGTTAGATGTATTTCTTACTGTTGGGTCTTCACTAGCGTAAGCAGGAGCTACTGAGAGAATACCGATAAGGAGGTAGTAGTAGAAACCTGTTCGATTGTTTCTGTTACTAAGCTGTCTTGAATCTTGCCTGCTGCTCTTGTTACAATCTCTAATTGAAATTGGTCGCCAGCAGTATGTACTGAATAGGTTGTTGAGCTTCCAGCTATGTCTGAGCTGGGAACTACGTTTGTTCCTGACCATGATGAATAATCACCACCGTAAACGTTTGTAGCAATGGTTCGGTCAATATCAATGGTGGTAGTTGTTGTTGACTGCATTGAACCTTGCGTAAAATTAGGGGTAACTTGAGCAGATACTGGACTAGCTAAAAACAATAAAAGTAGTAAACGTTTCATTCTTCTTTCTTTTTAGAATCAGGAGATTGGTTATTCGATTTATTATTGGATGTAGAAAGGCCAAAAGTTGCAAGGGCTCCAGTAAAAATAGAAGCCGGAAAAGTTATATCCCCACCAACACTTTTTTTAAACATAGGAAGTTCAACGTAGTTTAAAGTAATAATAAAACCACTCCAAATTACAACACCTAGGCGTACAAATGTACCTAGAATTTGAATTTCATCTTCACTATTTTCCTTAACTTTAGCTAAGAAATTTTTTGGTTTTTCGTTGGTGTTTTCTTTTTTTGTAACTTGTTCCATGCTTGCTTAAATATGGGTTTCATAAGCATCACTAGATATTTAAATAGTGATGTAGCAGCAAGGGTGGCAGCTACAGAAATAAATGCTGTAGTTGCTGCTGTAGTCATGATCGTAGTAGTCGGCATTGGGACTTCAATGTCCGTAAATGGGACTTGTATGATCTGAGCTTCAGGTGGAATAACTTTGGGTGTTACTGGTTTAGCTGTAGAAGTCTCACTCTCTGCTTCAGGAGCAGGATCAGAGTTAATACCCTCTATCCCTGCAGGCGGTCTAAGTGTGTTAGGAGGTACCACAAGCGGCCTGTAAGACGGCACATCTGCTGTCGGTACCTCTAGTATAGGTATAGGTAAATTAGGCGCGTTAGGGAGTAATAAAGAGGGGAGTTTAGGTGGCTCTACCCACTCCATTACTCAGCACCAAACAATCCACGTTCAATAAAATCTACTGCTGTATCGTCAACTGTATTATCTGTTGTAGAAGCCAACTTCCGTAGCAGGTCAACAATCAATCGTTTGACCTTTGGAGATTGGATAAAAGAGAACAGAACGGGACGGATAAGGGTAATCATAATTAAATAGGTGTGGGCCATGCCGTAGCAATGGCAGGGTTAGCAGTTTCGTTGCCATCAGAATCTGTAATTGTGGCTGCTCCAAACAGCAGCTCTTTTAAAGCCGCTACATCAGCAACAGCATCAATCTCTGTCTGACGTGTATTACACGCAGTACGGATAGCAGCACGGTATGTCTTCCAGGTAGACGGGATATTAGTTCCAGTCTCCTTAGCTTTGATGATGCGCCAGTCACTAGGAGCTAGCCGTGAAGCTGCAATATCTCCTTGTGTGTCAGACCATTGTGTCTTAAGTCCAGCTAGATCTTTAGGATTATCAACACCCCAATAGAAACGCTGGTCATAAGATGGAGCATCAGCTACTTCAGTAATACCAATAGCATTACGTTCTTCAAGTGAAGCTAAGCGCAGCCAATTTGATGGATATTGAATTCCATTATGTGAAAATGCCCGATCATAAGATAGGGGCTTGTTATTTAGTTTAAGCATAATTAATTAGTTAGCGTGCGCGTGCCGTTTTGAAAGGATGTTCTGCAAATGCTGCGTAGAAAACTTTGTCAGTATTTCCATTAAAACTAGAATCATTAGTCCGAATCTTAAATCCGTTAGAAAGAATATCAAGCGCAGGAAATTGAGCTTCAGCTCCATTATAATCTGGAGTAAGATAATTTTGCGCTGCATTGTATGAGTCTCTTTCGGCATCAAATATAAACCAACTTGCGGCTCGGGAGGTGTTTTTTATAAGTACAAAACGTGGCCTAAAGCCAGTGTAAGCAAACGGAGGTGTTTCCCACCCGGCTCCACCATAATTACCAGTATAACTGCCAAATGCGCTATACCCTTCGACAGGTGCGAAGCAGTAAGCGACGCTTTGTATTCCAGACCCAACGTACCCTCCTCCAATATTAATTACTGCGTTTGTAGGAGCAGTAGGGAATACACTGCCTGATGCTTCAACGTCCGCAGTATTTAAATAATTCTGCTTACCAGCCCCGCTAGTTTTTGTATAAACAGACCAGTTATCTGCTGACCCGGTTCTGTTTTTAACAATTACAAAATGCGGTTCTGCATTTAATCCTGTACCTATAGAGGCAGTGGCACCTCCTCCAGTCCAAGTAACAATCGAGAACCCAGCACTTGGGTTGGCTCTTACTTGTGAAGTTATGCTGCCGTCAGTGTTAGATACCGTGGAAGATCCAGCGTCCCACGCCCAGCCAACAAATGTGTTGTTGTTGCTATTAACGCCAGTGCGGCTATCTAATGAAAACCCATCAGAATTGAACGACGTTAATGTATCGCTTTGATTTACTTCTGCGTCTGTATTGTTTGATTGAAGAACCTTGCCAGCGCCACGAATTTGATCAAGCAAATAATAATTATAGGTTTGGTTTCTAGACTTCAACCACACAAAGTCTGGAGAAAAATTGTAACCCGTGACTGATTGTGTGCTGCCGTTTCCTGTATATAGCTTCGTATCAAAATACTTACTGCCATCTGCAATCGTTGGGTCAGGTAAGTTCGATGTGCATAAACATTTGTAGCTTGCATCGGCACGATTCGTTCCAGCATTGCCGTAAGCAAATGGACGCTGACCAAAGTTAATCACAATTGCATTAGTAAGGCTAGATTGAGCTGTGACTATTGCGGGAGCATAAGTATAAGAAGTGTCTAAAGTTGCAACAGCGTTTCCACTATTTAACGCAACACCATTTCTCCAGCCGTAATAATTGCCTGTCGCTGGATCGTAAGCGTGACCAATCACATCACCGCCGTCGCTCCAAATCGCTCCAGTGCTATAAACGCTATTGCCGTTGTAATAGACCGCTTGGGCATCAGGCCAAATTGTCGCGCTGTTTGGGTATTCAGTGGCACTGATGCCAAGCCTTGCGGAACCGCTTTGAACTGGCTGCGTGTCGATTCTTATAATGCCTGGGATACAATAAGGTAAAGCATCTAGGATTTTTGTCTCCCAATACGTCTTGTGCGTCATCGCCATTGTTGCGACAACCCCTTGATAGTTTCCGTCGTATGAAAAGAACTCAAGCCCGCCTTCGCCTAGCCGGACGTTAGTTCCGCTGTTATGCACCGCAGAAAGAGTAGCGTAATTGCTGCTAATTTCTCCGCCAACTCCTGTATCGCCAGTCGGGTCTCCATTAACTGGAGAGTCACGCAATGAGTCATTGTCCAGACCTGCTGTAACGCTAAGGTTGTTAACCGTAAAAGTATTAGTGTTTCCGCTGGTATCTGTCCCTAATGCTGCGACAGAGCTGTTATCCGAAAAATCAAGATGGAATCCAGTTGTGCCATACGTTCCAGCGTATTCTTTTGGCTGCCATACATTATTGCTATCAAGTTTACCAAAGTCTGTTGGTGCTAATGCTTGACCATCTACAAAATTAACATCAGCCGTGTAGCCATCAAAATACTGAGTACTCTGAGCTAAGTCACCAATCGAATGCAAGAATGCACCATTAAATCCTGACAAATCAGCGTTTAACGCTGGATATGTTGACGATGAAAAAGATGTTATTTGAGATCCATTAATATATACTTTAAATCGATCACTTGCTGTGCTTTGTGTAGTGTCAGCGATCATAGTTAATGCATACCAGCTTGACGTATCTCTAAAAACTTGATCTGTTGTAAGTATAACTTGACTTCCTGCCCCGTCTCTGAAATATATGTCGAGAAAGTTGCTAGAAGTAAACCTAACGTAGCTGTTAACGGATCCAGAAGAATACGCAGCGAGTAAGGATGAATTAAAATCTAGTTTTTGTCGCTTAAACCAACAGTTCCAGCTCCATGTCTTTAGATTGCCGCCTGAGCTAAAAGTTCTAGTTAGTGTTGCCGAATCGACAGAGTTAAACCTCAAGCTACGTTCGATGTCGTAGCCAGCACCTCCTTGTCCAGAGGCACCAGCTAAAATATTATTAGATACTACACTCATGAATACAATGCAGTAAAGACAGTATGAATTGAGGTGGCACTACGCACGATGTAATCAATACGATCTACAGAACCAGCTGCAGTCGATAGTGTTGGTGCAGTACCTCCAGCAAAGTCCCAATAAGATCCCCATGCTGCAGTACGTGATCCGGTACCATCTTGGACAAGAAAGATAGAACCTGATTGACCTGCAGTTAGATTAGTTGGGTTAGCAATTGTACGGTTTCCACCGAGAGTTAGTGTGTAATTATTTGATGTTGCAAAGTCAGGGGTTACCGTAGCGCCATCGGTCAACGTAGTAATCGTTGCACGCTGTGCTGCTGTAAACGTCTGTGCAGCATCTGTTACAGCATTAGTAGCTGGTAATGCAGCTTGTGTATTGACAAGTGCTGAACCCTCTTTAACATATAGTTTATCTTGATCTGTTGCATAGCAGATTTCACCCTCTTGGATGTCTGCTTTATTAGTATTGAGATTAGAGTAAGTACCCCGTGCTACACGCACAGGTGTTCTGTTAGTAGGTGTAGGCATTAGTCGAAAGATCCTCCGTCAAAAGTTTGTGATGTAGATACAAGTGAACCGCCGGTATTAAAATTGCCAGCATCAATAGTTGGTGAGCCAGCATTATTCCAAGTTAATACTCCACTACCATTAGTAGCGAGAACTTGATTTGCAGTCCCATCATCATTAGGTAGTGTCAGCGTATAGTTAGCTGCTGCACTATGAGGTGGTCCTTTAATCTTGACACCGTGGGAGTTGTTCTCACAGTTAAGAGTGATCTGACCTGAACCATTTGTGGAATCACCAGTAACAACTGGTAGGTTTTTAGTTAGATAACGAGTTTCTGAATCATTAGCAAAATAACTCAT